CACTAAAACAAGAGACAACGAAGTAGATGGAACAAGAGGGTCTTGGACTATACAAGAGGGAGATGATAATTTATTTATCTTAAACAGACTTAATGGTAAAAAATATAAATTTAAGCTAGAGGAGATGTTATAATGGCTTTAATCGTCGGTGGAACAACTGTAACTGGTACTCAAACTTTAGATGCAACAAAATTAACTGGAAACCTTCCTGCTTTAAATGGTGGAAGTTTAACGTCTTTAACGCCTGCAAACATAGCGAGTGGTACATTGCCTTCATTAAATGGATCAAACTTAACAAGTTTACCTTCGCCATCAACTATACCTACTTTGACTTCAGGTACAGTTTCAAGTTTTGGTTTTTTATCAATTTCATACACTTCAGTTAATCATAATACCACTTTAAATCCTGGCAACTATGGAAATAATGCTAATAACTATAGAGGACATTGGAGCAGTAGTTCCGGCAATACAGGAAGTTATCCTAGTGGGACTTGGAGAGCTTTTGGAACTGGTTCTCCCGGATCAGCTACATTGCATCAAAGAATTTCGTAGTGGCTTATAATGGATTTATTCTCTAAATACATAAGAGACACAGAAAATGTCGACTTAGCAAAAGAATTATATCCAGTTTGTAAACAAATTTTAGAAGAGACAAGCGAAGACAGAAGATATTTATATGGTAAAACCACATGGTTTCAACCACATATAATGAATAAGTACACATCTAAATTTAATAATTTTTTTAAATATGTAGATAATGAAGTTAATGAGTTTTTAAAGCATCAATGTATTGATACTACCAATACTAAAATAAAAATGAATGAGTTTTGGCTATCAGAAATGTATGAAGGTGGTTCTCATTCTTGTCATGTTCACAGTCCACATAATCAACTAAGTGGTAATTTTTATGTTTATTCAGAACCAAATAGTAGTAATATAGTTTTTAATAGAGGAATCTATAATGATGTTTGGTCTAATTTTAATAAAATGGATTTCACAAGATATAATTCTCCCGAATGGTGTTTTGTGCCAACTCAAGGAAAATTTTTACTTTGGGAGTCAGATTTGTTGCATGAAGTAAAAACAAATAAAAGTAAAAGCAGAATGGCTTTAACATTTAACATTAAAATAACAGAAGAAGGAGAATAAAATGCCTATAACAATCGCCTCAAATGGAGCTACTTTAATTGGTGCAAAAAACCCTAGATGGGGAAATGCAGAACAAACAGTTATAGAGATTGAAGCAAAATGGTCTCACTATGAAGGACTTGGAATGACCGAAGATGATGGTTATTATATGTTTTTGGCTGATCCAAATGATGTAGAAGCTCATGGTAGAGAAGTTCTTGCACAAGCAAAATTAGGAACGTATGGAACTGTAGCAGATTATGACCCTGAGAGAGAAGCTTGAGAGGGAGTAAAATGACTGTCCTAAAAACTTTACCTAAACTTCAACTACAAAACAGTTTCATTGGTAGCTACACAGATGGAGCATCTAAAGAATATTGTGATAAAGTTATAAATGCTTTTAATTCTTTTAAAGAGCAAGATGGTCTTGGTGGAGATAGTAATCTACCACATTCAAATGATCCATCACAATTAAGATTTAGAAAAGACCATGTCTTGTATTTAGAAGATCAAGCACTTCCTATGGACGGCTATAGAATTGTTAATCCCACATTAGTGCAAGAAACAAAAAATATTCTTTCAGAAAACTTACAAAAATACATAAAAGATTATCCCTCTTTAGGTATGCAACCCATAGAACTTTGTTCTATAAAGATACAAAAAACAGAACCAAAAGGTGGTTTTCATGTATGGCATTGTGAACATCAAACTGGTAATAATCACCCATTAAGAGTTTTAGCATGGACAATATATTTAAACGATATACCTGAAGGTGAAGGTGAAACAGAGTTTTTAGAATATGGTATAAAAGTACCACCAAAAAAAGGTACTGTTTGTTTTTTCCCTGCAAGTTTTACACATACTCATAGAGGTAATGCCGTTTATTCTTGTGATAAATATATTGCTACTGGTTGGTATGTTTTAACACAACCTAGAAATATTATAGAACCGCAAGGTACAGTAGGTTCTATGATGCGAGTGCCACCAGAACAAAATTAAAACAGAGTAAAAAGTATGCCTTTAACCAGTTTAAAATTTAAACCAGGAATCAACAGAGAGATAACATCTTACTCTAATGAAGGTGGCTTTTTTGATTGTGAAAAGGTAAGATTTTATACTCCTTTTCCAGAAAAAATAGGGGGTTGGGTTAAACATTCTTCTAATACTTATTTGGGAACAGCGAGAGCCTTACATAATTATGTGGCACTAGATGGTTCAAACTACATGGGTGTAGGTACACATTTAAAGTATTATGTAGAAGAAGGCGGCTTATTCACGGACGTAACACCTATTCGTAAAACTTCAACAAACAGTGTAACCTTTGCAGCTACGAATGGTTCTTCAAGTATCACAGTTACTGATAGCTCTCACGGTGCCGTTCAAGGAGACTTTGTTACTTTCGCTGGTGCCACTAGTTTAGGTGGTTTAATTATAGCCGATGTTTTAAATCAAGAATATACAATAGACTCAATAACTAATGCTAATAGTTTTGTGATCACTGCAAAAGATACAAGTGGTAGTACTGTAACTGCAAATGGTTCAGATAGTGGTAACGGTGGTTCGGGTGGAGATGCCTCTTATCAAATCAATGTAGGTCTTAACACAACTGTTGGTGGTAATGGTTGGGGAGCGGGTGGTTTCAGTGGAATCAACGCAGATCTTTCAACTTTTGGTTGGGGAGAAGCAGCAGACACAGGAACAACTGGAAATGTTCGTTTGTGGACTCATGATAATTTTGGTGAGGATTTACTTATAAATCCAAGAGATGGCGGTATTTTTTATTGGGATAAATCAGATGGATTGAACTCAAGAGCTGTAGCACTTTCTTCTGAAGCTGGTGCCTCTGATGTACCTACAATTGGCAGACAAGTTATGGTTTCTGATATAGACAGACACATTATTGTTTTTGGAGCCAACACTCTGGGAACCACGGTCCAAGATCCATTGCTAATACGTTTTGGTTCTCAAGAGTCTTTGGTTGATTTTACTCCTACTGCGACAAACACAGCAGGTGATTTAAGACTAAGTAGTGGATCTGAATTTATACAAGCAGTAGAAACGAAACAACAAATACTAGTGTTTACAGATAGAAGTCTTTTTTCTATGAGATTTATAGGTCCTCCTTTTACTTTTGGTTTACAAGAATTATCCAAAAACATAACTATCATAAGTTCCAAATCTGCTATAGCTGTTGATGAAAGTGTTCTGTGGATGGGTAAAGAAAACTTTTATATTTTCAATGGTGGTAGAGCTCAACAACTACCTTGTACTGTACGAGACAAAGTATTTTTAGATTTTAATTTTTCTCAAAGTGAAAAAGTTTGTGCTGGTGTGAATTCACAATGGTCAGAGGTGTGGTGGTTTTATCCTTCCGCTAGTTCTAGTGAAAATGATAAATATGTTATTTTTAATTATGCTAATCAAACATGGTACTACGGAACACTAAGTAGAACTGCTTGGCATGATAGAGGTGTAAGACAATTTCCTATTGGAGCAGGTTCTCAATATTTATTTGATCATGAAAATGGTAACGATGACGATGGTTCTGCTATGACTGCATCCGTTGAATCTAGTCAGATAGATATAGGAGATGGGTATCAATTTAATTTTATTCGTCAGTTGATACCAGACATTACATTCGAAGGATCAACATCAGAAGAAAATCCTACTGTAACTTTTACATTACAAGCTAGAAATGGACCTGGAAGTCCCTATACAACTAATTCTTCTGGAGCATCAACTAGAACATCATCAACTCCAGTAGAACAGTTTACTGATATTGTAGATGTTAGACTTAGAGGTAGAGCTTTCAACATGAAGCTAGAGTCCACGAACCAAGGAGTGTCTTGGAAGCTTGGAACTCCTCGTGTGGATATACGACCAGATGGAAGACGATAATGTTTATTACTGCAATACCTCAATATATACAGAATATAACAAATGCAAAAGCTGATCTAACAGGTACTGGTGTAGTCACTCTTTATACTGCTCCTAGTGATGCAGATTTCAATGCTTCTGTTATTAATTCTATTTTAGTTTCAGAAGATTCGGGTAATGCAGATACAATAACAGTAACACTTACAAATGGTAGCGATGTTTTCAGCTTATTTAAAGTTGCAGCAGTGGGTGCTAATGCCACAGTCGAGTTATTAACACATAATCTTGTTTTACAAGGCACAGAAATATTAAAAGTCCAAGCGGCAACAGGAAATAGATTACATGTTGTAGCAAGCATACAAGAGTTTGCACAGAGCAGAAATACAACAGCGTTATAGGATTGAAAAATAAACGATTAATTGGTAGTATAGACTATGGGTATTTTTAGAAACATCACTAAGACATTAAAGAAAGCTGCACCAGTAATTGGTAGTGCCATAGGAATGTACTTTGGTGGTCCAGTGGGTGCATCAATCGGATCGGGGATCGGGTCTCTTGCAGCAGGTAAAGATGCAGAAGAAGCTTTGAAGAATGCAGCACTTGCAGGTGCCACAACGTATGCGATGGGTGGTAAAGATTTTGGAAAAGGATTTAAGTTTAGTACGGCTGAATCTCCTTTTAGATCGCCAGTTACCACGGACGTTGTCACGGGCAACCCAATTAAAGAAATTGCTAAATCTGGATCCTCAACAGGTATTATAGATATAATAAAAAATAATCCGATGACATCACTTGCAATAGGGAGTGCAGGGCTAGCTGGACTATCTGGTATTGATGATGAAGTATATACAAGTAAAGAACAACGTCCTTTTGCCGTAGGCAAAACTAGATTAGGGTATGGACGAATTGGCGATAAGATGTATAATTTAGATGATGAAGATGAGCGTAGACAATACTTTGAAGACAATAGAAAAAGACAAAATGATGAGGATGATGTAGGTATTATGGCGGCAGCGGGAGGTGAAGTTGAAGGACCTGGAACAGGAACATCAGATTCTGTGCCTGCTAGATTATCCGATGGTGAGTTTGTCTTAACTGCAAAAGCAGTCCGTGGTGCAGGTGGTGGAGATAGAAATGTTGGAGCCGCAAGAATGTATGACATGATGTCACAATTAGAAGGAGCCGCATAATGGCAGACCCACAAGAAGTTAAACAAGAACAAATTGTAAGGTTAGCTCCTTTCCAAGAAGATTACTTAGCTGATATATTTGCTAGTGCAAAGGCTTTAACAGGTGAAGGATCACAAATGCCTTATGCTGACCAGCAAGTAGCTGGTCTTTCCGAGGCTCAACAACAAGCTATAACAAGTGCAATGCAAGGTGTCGGATCTTTTCAACCTTATCTTCAACAAGGTTCTCAAGCTGTTGGAACAGGGATCGAGGCTCTTGGTACTGGACTTGGTACAATAGGGTCTGCAATTGGACAAGCGGGACAAGCAGATTACACACCTACTTCTTATCAAGACTTTATGGATCCATACATGGAGTCTGTAATACAGCAACAGTATCAAGACATTGCAGATCAAGGAGCCAAACAGCAAAATCAATTAGGTGCAGGTGCCGTGGGTGCAGGTGCTTTTGGAGGATCAAGACAAGGTATAGCTCAAGGTGAGATTGCAGCGAATGTTTTAGACCAACAAGCTAGAACTGGTTCACAATTAAGATCTCAAGGTTTTGCTCAAGCACAAAATGCCGCACAACAAGCAGCACAACAACAATTAAGACAAGCTCAACTTACTGGACAGTTGGGTCAAACAACTGGTGCACTCGGAACTTCAATAGGACAACTAGGAACGGCAACAGCGGGACTAGGACAACTAGGACAACAAATGGGTGTTCAAGATGTGAACTCATTATTAGGTGTTGGAGCACTTGGTCAAGGTCAAACACAGAGAGAATTTGATGTAGCAAGAGCCAACTCACTTGCACAACAAGCGTTACCTTATCAACAAGTTGGTTTCATGTCTGATATATTCAGAGGTGTTCCAGCGTTACAACAAACATATTCAACATCCACGACTCCTGGTCCAAGCACGGGTTCTCAAATGTTAGGTCTAGGTATTGCAGGTCTAGGTGCCGTAGGACAAGCAGGTGGTTTTCAAAACATGTTTGGTACACCGAGGAAACAATAAATGAATAATCCATTAGATAGAAAAATGTTTCGTCAAGCGGGTATGTCTAAACAACCTATGGGTATTCTTGCATCATCGCCAGAGTTGATGACCACGGCACAACAAGCTATGATGAACGGTCGACCTGTTAACGCACAAGATGGTATGATGACTTCATTGTTTCCTAGTCCAATGACGACCACCACTACAATAAAGGATAGAGGAGGGTTGGACGCAGATGTTGTTGGGATACAAAATGAAACACCTTTAGAAGTTTTGAAAAGAAAACAAGAAGAAAAAAATAAAACAATCGATACTTCTCTTTCCGAACCAAAACCTAATATTAATGATATTAACAAAAAGATTATAGATGGTGGTGATAAAGATAACTTATTCAATGTTAAAAAATTAAGACCTTCATTTGCAGGTAAACCATCAACAACAGATACCACCTCTTCTGATGCTAAAGGATCTGGTCTAAAGGATTTTAAAAATCAATTAAATGCAGTAACTGACATTCAAAAAGATGCTGTTAGAGCTTTAGAAAGTGCAAACACTAGTGCTGATCAATATCAAATGGGTGGCAAAACGATTGAACAAAGAATTAATAATTTCACATCACTTGTTAACAGAGATGGTAAAGAGCCTACTCTAGCTGATGTGAAGGATGATGCCGTTAAGTTATTAGGTTTTGATCCTGATCAATTAGATGAACAATACGATGAAGATAAACAAGCTTTTATTTGGCTTAATATGATGAAAGCTGGTCTGGCTGTTGCTTCTGGCGAAAGTGGTAATGCTATAACCAACATAGCTAAAGGTTTTTCTTTTGGTTTAGATCAGTATGGTAAAGACATAGGAAAACTAAAAACAGAATTAAAAGCAGATAGAAAAGATGCTGCTAACACTATGTATAAATTATTAAAAGATGAGAAATCTGAAAGACTAGCAAAGAAAACATTAGAGATCCAACAAGAACAAGGTCTTTTAAACATTCAAATGAAGTATGTAGGAGATCAAAAAGCTAAAGCTATGGCTGCATATAACATGAAAATGGATGGAGCTAAATGGAATGTATCTTTGGTAGGTACATTAGCAAAGATGGATGGTGACGAACAAGCAAGAGCCTTTCAAAAAGAAAATTTAGAAAAAACATTTAGACTTGGTTTAGCTAAAGCGACACCAAAAGAAATAGTTTTCTTGAGACAGTCTGGAGATATAAAATTAAAGCCTGGCGTTACAGAAGAAATACCTTTTGGCAGTCCTGGATACTTCGATCAATTTGATGTGACTCCTAAAGGAAAGAAATCTCTGTTAGACATGTCTTCGACTACTAAGTCTACAGCAGGTTCAAACACAGATATGAAATGGCAAGCCAGAGAATACGCTAAATCGGGTAAGATAGGAGCAATATATCTTCCAAATATCAATAGTATTGATGACGGTGTAAAAGAATCTTTTGGAACAAATGCAGCAACATTCCAAAAAGAATTAAATGCTCTTAAAAGTAACTATGATAAATTACCTTTAATATTGTCTTTTGCTAGTCAACAAGGAGCTAAAGTTAGAATTAATGATTTAACAGTTGATCAACAGGAACAATTAAAACAAGAAATTTCTGGTGGTAAAAAAGGTGATACATTATTAAAAAGATATTCAAATATTCTTGTTAGGTAAAAATAGATGGCTGAGTATACTTATAACGTAGATGGCGTAGACTATCTTTTCTCGAATGAAATTGGTCAAGGTGAAGCCGAAAAAATAATAAGAAAAGAGCAGTCTGATGCTTCTGGAGAAACTGACGAGTATAGTTATGAAAATCCAGAGGACGAAGGTACTGTACAAGAAATAGTAGAGGGTGTAGGTTCTGGTTTAATAGCCATTCCTCAAGGTATAGCCGAATTTGGTGCTAGTGTAATTGACCTTGCAGCGGGAACCAACTTCACAGAAGCAGTAACCAAAGCTGGAAATGATTTTAGAGATTTATTGGACATAGATCCAACGGGCACGGCAGGTAAAGTCACAGAAGGTTTAACTCAATTTGCTATTCCTGGAATAGCTGCAGCTAACATAGTTGCTAAAGGTAGTAGACTTGCAAAAATAGCCAGAGGTCAACCAAAGTTACGAGGCAAACAATCTATACTTGATAAGTTCCGTGGTAAAAGACGAGGCAGAGAAATCGGTCAACAATTAGGCACGGCTCCAAAGGGAAGAGCTTTAAATCTTTCAAAGAGTCAGAAGTTTGGTGAAGCGGCTCGCCAAATAGGTGCGGCAGGTCTTGCAGATACTCTTGTTTCAACAGATGGCACACAAACTTTAGCAGATTTTTTTGAAGGTGGACCCTCACAAACATACGAAACTTTAGGTTTAGAAGGAAGAGAATTAGCGGCTAAAAGAATATATAATAAAATGATGCACGGATTAGAAGGCAGCGTTTTTGCAGGTGTTTTACCACCCGTCTTAGGTGCAACCATTAGCGGGACATCGAAACTCGGTGCACGAACCACGAGAGAAGTCGGATTAGGATCATTGGGTGCAGGTGTTGGTGCAGGTTATGAAGTTGTTGGTTCTGCCATTGATGGAGAAATACCAGAGTTCGCAGATGTTTTAGCAAGTGCAGCCAAAGGTGCAGGTGTAGGTGTTGGTGCTGGAGTGAGTTCAAGAGCCCTTGGTGCAACAGCAGATGTAGTTGGTGGTGCTATACAAAGACAAGAAGACAGATTTTTAAAAGGAGAGTCTATAAATAGTTTAGACAAAGCAGTCACTAGGGCGGTATCCGTTTTTAGATATAGATCCTTTTTAGATCCAGCAACTGCAAGATTAAAATCATTAGTAAACCCAGCCGTTGAAGGTGATATAAAACTTGCTGAAAAACAATTAAAAGAAATCGATAAAGAAATTAAAAAAGCTTTAAAAGATCCAGACTATGCAGACAAATCTGTGTATACAAAAGAAAAATACATCAATAATTTTATGGATGTTCTTGAGGGTAAAAAATATGCAGAGTTAGATATACCAAGACCATTGTTTGATTCTTTTTATAAAGCAAAACAAGCCATCGATAGGCTATCAGAAAGAGTTAAAGAATCCAGTATAGTTAGAAATTTACCAGAGGAAATAACACAAGGTGAGAGAATTACTGGTATGCTAACGAAGGACGATTTCAAAGCTATGGTGGATAATAATATAAATAACGGAGGTTATTTATCTAGACTTTATCAAATATTTAATGATGATACATTTCAATTGGCACCACAAGCTAGATCATCTTTGGTGGATCAAATTGTTGAAGGCAAAGGTCTTGATATAGGTCATGCTCAAAAGATGCTAAAAGATGAAGGTGGTAATTATTCAATAGACGATGCTTTTGTAGCAGATTGGAAAGCAGATACAACAGCTGCAGCGGCAAACAATAGACCTAAAGAAGTTAAGTTAACTCCTAATCAAGCAGAGCGTTATATAGATATTGTAACTAAACATTATAAGGGTTTAAAAAATGCTACACCTGGTACTTCAACGGGTGTAAGTATACCTGTCGTTAGACTAAACCCTGGTGTTGTTAGTAAACCTCAAGTCGATAATGAAGTTATAAAGACAATCATGGGAGAGATAAAAACTCCTAAAGAAGCTTACATACATACAATTGCAGAACTTTCTAACTTTATTGCAGCCGACACATTTTATACTGGTTTTAAAAGATCAGCAGATGCATCTATAATTGGCACTGCCACAAGAAACGCAGATAGTTTAGCAAGAGGAGGAGCAGGTGATGAGATACCTTTATATGTTAATACAAATGCAGAAATGCAAGCTAGAGTCGATCAAATAAATGCAGAACGATTAGCAGCAAACCCAGATGCAACAGTTCAGAATGGTGGTTTAATAAGAACTTTAGATCAAGCTCCCGATGGACAAAAAGAAATGATGCAAATCTTAGACAGCATGAGAACCAGAGGTGGTAAAATGGATTATGTTGTACTAGGAGTAGACGCAGAAGCAGGTGCTAACAAAGGTGGAACTACTAGTCGAAGTGTTTACGGTGAGATGTATGGGTATGCTATCCCAAGACCTATGTTTGACGCTATGACTAATGTTGTGAATTCGAAACATCAGCCGATGGTTGATTTTTTTAGAACTACTTACGGTCCTTTATTACAATTAAAAGGTGCCTCTCAATATGTAAAGACAATCCTTTCTCCAATTACTCAAGTTAGAAACGTAACGTCTGCCGCTATGTTTGCTTTAGCTAATGGTAATGTTGGTAGAGGTGCCGGTGTAATGGAATCGGTTGACATGGTTCTAAGAGATCTTATTGACAAAGAATTAAAAATAAAAGGTAAAACAATAATAGACTATGATTTGAATGATGAAGTACTAGATTTTCTAGTTGATCTACAAAAGCGTGGTGTTATTGGTAGCTCGGCTCAATTAAGAGAGATACAAGCAAACTTAAAAAAAGGTTTAGGGTACAGAGACACAGGCCCAACTGGAGAAGCTGTTCAAAGAGCTGCTGAACTAAAAGGGATACAAGCACCCACTAGCATAGTTGCAAATGAAGCGTCTTCCAATGTAGCAAGTAAATTACAACCAAAAGCTAAAACAAAAGGTGAAGCCTTTGTAAGAGGTGGGGTTAATTTGTGGAGAGGATTCAAGGATACGGCAGAAGGTTTATATAAAGGTGGTGATGACGTTTGGAAAATATATAACTATCAGTTTGAATTAAACAAACTTAGGAATGCTAGAACAAAAATGATGAACTCTGGTGATCCTTTAGGTGCAGACATAAAATTTGGACAAATTATAAACAAAACTAACGATGAAACTATTGACGAGGCTATGAAAAGATATGCCGCAGATAATGTTCGTAATCTTGTACCTAACTATGAATTAGTTCCAGACTTGATAAAAGGACTAAGAATGGTTCCTCTTGGTAACTTTGTGGCTTTCCCCGCAGAAATATTAAGAACTGGTTTTAATATTTTAAATACTGCTGCAAAAGAACTTTCTAGTGATGAACTTGCTATTAGAGAAATAGGAATGAAAAGATTAATGGGGGGTTTAACTGCGTTTGGTGTCGCAGGTGATGGTGTTCAACGATTTGCTCAAAAGTTAACAGATACTAGTGATGAAGAACTTGAATCAGCTAATAGACTAGCGGCTCCTTGGCAAAGAAATTCTCAATTTATACCCGTAGGTAGAGATAAGGATGGCAATTTTGAATATATCGATTTTAGCCACACTAACCCTTATGATCTTTTGTCTAGAGGTTATAGAACTATGCTTAATACATACAGAGAAAGTAGTAAACAAGATAGAGGTTATGGAGAGACTGCTTCAAGAATAGCTTGGGAAAGTTTAACTGAATACTTACAACCTTTCTTAGATCAATCCATGATCTTTGCTGCACTTCAAGATACTATGCCAAAATATATGGCGGGTAGAGGAGGTGAAACAATGTCTGGTGCGAAAGTATATAGAGAAGGTGACAGTGGATCAGTTGCTTGGGAAAAATCTTTAGTTCATATATTTAATACATTAATGCCTAACGCTATACCCATCAGAGTTCCTATTGGTGCAGAATTTGGAATAGCTGGAGGTAACTTTCCAGACGGTGTTAAGTCTGTAGAAAAAGGTAGATTCGCAAGAGGAGTTTTTGATTCAGACTCAATAGAACCTTCAACAGGTAGACAATATGATACTGGCTCAGAATTATTCAGAGCATTTACTGGTCTTAATACTCAAACAATAGATAGAAAAAGAATTGCATATTTTAAATCTCAAGAATTTAAAAGTGCAAGATCTGATGCCGCTAGTGTTTTTAATGAAGCAGTTAATTTAGATGTGGCAGATAAAGATCAATTTATAACTGCTTATGAAAGAGCCGATGATTCTAGACTTAGAGCTTTCAGACAGTTTTCAATAGACATAAATGATTTAAGAAAATTAGGTATGTCAGAAACAGAGATAAGAAAAGAATTAAAAAGAGCTGGATTAGGTCTTGATGAAACAGAAGCTGTCTTGCGTAATAGATACTTACCTTTCACACCTAGTGATAAAAAAATAGAAGAAGCTCGAAGAAAAGGTATATTGATACCACAAGGAGAATTAAATAGATTAATGCAATTAAGAAGAGGTATGTCTTTAAAGCCAGAAGAACCATTATTTGGTATTGAAGGCAATGAAACATCAGATGACTTAATGGATTTCTTTAGTTCAAATCAACAACCACCCGTTCAACCCGTTCAACCTGCTCCTCAACAAGTTGTTGATACGAAAGATATGGACATAGATATAAATAATATGGTAACTAATGCTTTTAACATACAAACAAATCCAGTGACTAGAACTAGTCCTACGGTTCTTGGAAGCGACCCAACAAGCGTAGCAAAGAACATGGATATTGCTAGGAGAACAGCGTGAAACTATCAGACAACTTTTCATTAACAGAATTTACTAAATCACAGACAGCCGAAAGAAAAGGCATAACTAATAAACCTAACGAAATACATGTTATGGCTATGGAATCTTTGTGTCATAATGTACTAGAAAGAGTTAGATCAGCATTTGCCAAACCAATAAATATTAATTCGGGCTATCGAAGTGTTGCTTTGTGTGAAGCTATTGGATCAAAATCCACCTCACAACATTGCGATGGAGAAGCAGCAGACATAGAAATATATGGCGTAAGTAATTACGACCTAGCAAAATATATAGAAAACAATTTAAATTTTGATCAATTAATACTAGAGTGTTGGGACGGTATTGACCCGAACTCTGGATGGGTACATGTTTCTTATGTAAACGATGTTGCTAATAGAAAAGATGTGCTAACATATACAAGACAGAACGGATATACGAAAGGTATTATATAATGGAAGATGGACCTTTTAAGCAGTGTTTAGAACAAAGCACCGAAGGTGTTATTAGACAAGAACTAATAACATATAGAATAGAAGATGGTGTTTTAAAAAGACAAATAGTCACAAGAGATTTTATTGAATCTGGTGACTACCATGATACTTCATTCTCACTACCTTTGGTGACTATGCATTAATGTCCACTTTAATTTGTAACTTACCTTCTGTAGACGTATGGGTCAGACGAGAATATTTAAGGGATCATCAAGATGGACATGGGGAATTCGTAAAAGGTGTCTGGGTTAGTGCTAAATCTATTCCTGGCAGAAGTTTTTATTTTGAAACTTACCTTCCTGATTATGGTGCTTTGTATGACAAACTACCTATTTCAGCATTCCTATCGAAGCCCAATACCCCGACCACAGATATGGATCTTTACAATCTTCAGTTTTGGAATTGTATGGATTATGGCGTGGTATCTATTCATAAACAATTTATAGGATCAATGGACTTTGAGATACTAACAAGGGATCACGGTACAATGACGGGTACATATATTTGTACTCTTGATAATTATCATCAAGACCCAGACGTAATAGATTATTCTACCAGCGAAACACCAGCAGAACATAAATCATTTAATCTTTTAGAATTAAAGAACGGACAGTTCTGTTTGTATCCAAACAATAGAATGAGAGTCTATGATAATTCTTTGACACCTCAAGAGCCATTGCAACCAGACTTCAAAGTCAGTACAATAGAGTACCAGGTTGAAAATGGTCAAAAATTTAGACTTGGTGATACTGACGAATACTTTTGGAAAACCAAAGATGAATGATAGAGTTTGCTTTAGTCTATATGATAGGCACGATAATAATTAATCAAGATCAAACATTCCCCAATGTTAATGATTGTCTGTATTTTGCCAGACGATTAAACGAACAACCAGAGATTCCATACCCAGATGACAAGTTCAGAAAGATTACAGCCTATTGTAAGCCCGTGCCAAAACGTCTGCAAAATAGAAGATAATATTTGTATTGGGTGTTTTAGGACTCTTGATGAGATATCTGTGTGGTCTAAGCTTTCAAGCCAGAAACGAGCAGAAATTATGGAATCAGTGAAAAAACGAGGCTCTCAGATGCCTCAGAATCGCTGAAACATAAGGCTCTGGTATGATTGGTACCTAAAATAGTCTTTTCTTTTGTACATTTAAGATAGATACCCTACAATTAATTCATGCTTTTTTGGAACTTATTTCTTTCATTTTAGCCTAGTTTTTTATTTTTAAGAACGAATGTATAAATAAAATGCAGAGTTAAGCATTAACAAACAAAAAAGGAATAGAAATGTTATCGAAGTGGTTTTACAATTTTAAGATAGGAAGAACAGTTTCAGCTTTACATAGTTTAGATGACGCTACATTAAAAGATATAGGTATACATAGATCAAATATTAGATCACATGCATATCAAATTTTTGAAAATGAAAAGCCTATAGATGATCCTATGTCAGAGTTACATGATTTGTATGCAAAGTCTACTTACTAATCAACTTCGCCCCAATTGTCACATAGAGCAGTATCTACTTCAAAAGGTATCTTTAAGTCTGGTACACAAGTTGTCATGATTTCTACAATCTTGTCGGCTTGTGCTTGACTTTCTATATTAAAACACAGTTCATCATGCACAGTTAAAGTTGGACATAATCCTTCTTTGTAGCATTCGACCATAGCTCTCTTGGTTTGATCAGCACTTGATCCTTGTATTAATCTATTCAAAGCTTTGTATGTATAGGCTCTTCTAATTCTACCTTTACTTCCATATTCTTTGATAGCTTGTTCCATAGGTAAAGCTCTGTTAAATCCAAAGGATACAGGCTCATACATATCAAACCTACACTTACGACCTAGCCAAGTTCTGATAACTCCATGATCTTTTGCACGAGTCATAGCTTTTTCAGATAAAGATTTTAAAAAAGGAACTTTTTCATTATACGTTTGTAAAAGTTTCTCTGCTTCTTCTATTTCTATATCCATAACATTAGCAAGTTTACCTTTACCCATTCCATACATAATACCAAGGTTAACTGTCTTGGCTTGTTTTCTAGGTATGTTTGCCATATCTGCAACCATTTGATGAAAGTCGGCATTGCCTTCATGATACATTTTTACTACGTCATCTATTTGTGGGTGTCGATCTACACCTGTCAAGGTGGCACAATAATGAACTAACCATCTTGGTTCTTGTGATGCATAATCAAAGGAACCCCATTTGTGGCCCTCCTCCGGGATAAACAAACCACGAATTAATTTTTTGATCTCAGGATCTCGTGCAGGTATCTGTTGCAAATTGGGGTTGCTTGAACTAAATCGTCCTGTTACAGTTCCTCCACCATCGGATCTTAGGGAGTGAAAATCACAATGTATTCTACCATTATGAGAATGATCGAGAATAGTATCAACAAATGTCGTGTTAGCTTTATTTATTTCTCGGATTTTTATAATCTTTTGTGCAATTGGATGAGTGTTGTTCGCAAGAAATTGTTTTGTAAACATGGGAGCCCCGGACTTTTCTGTGCGAGAGTACGGAAGTCCCACGGCATCAAAGACCTTTGCTACAGATGTGGCGACCCAAGGTTCAACCGTGACTCCAGTTTCCTTGACTATTTCATCTATAAGTGATTTTTCTATTTTAGTTAAATCTTTTTTAGTTTGATGTGCCTTTTCTACATCAACACGAACTCCCTTTGTTTTCATCTCAAACAATACGGGAAGCAAATCTGTCTCTAATTCAAAAATACTTGTGCACTCTTGTTGAGTTATTTTCTTTCTTAAATTTTCCCAAAGTTTTAAAGTTATCAAAGCATCTTGCTCGGCATACTTACCTACATATCTAGGAGGTAGTTGCCACATACCAGATTTAGCATCAACACCAAACTCTTCTGCAGCAGACTTTAATAATTTTTCATCCTTAAATTCTCCCAAGTAATCTCTAGCAAGTGAGTTAAGATTATACCATTTTCTATTTTCATCTAATAAAGGTGCTGCAATCATTGTATCTATGATCTTACCTTTAACTTCTATACCCTCGGCTCGAAGCCAACCTAAGTCATACAAAGCATTATGAAATACTTTAGTTATTGTTTCGTCTGCACAAAGTTTTGTTAACCAACTATACACGGGATTCTTCGGCATGTTGCCAACCTTATGCCCCGTAGGAAAATACCAAGCACTTTCGCCAGCACCAACGGCTATTCCTATTATGTATCCATCTTTCCTAGTCCACCCAGGCCCAAGAGTTAAAAGGTTTGAATCTTTTGTTTCTAAGTCAATAGATATAGTTTTATGTTGTGATAAATCTGGAAGTGTTTGAGGTGGTTCCCAATCAGAATCTACATTGCCCCACGAAACATCTTTAATATCTTGATCTAGTAAGTGATATTGATCATGATTTGTCATTTATAATTTCTCCACCTAAAGCTGCATATCCGATAACGTCTAACCATGAATCGTCTTTGTTAATATCTTCGGCAAGACGAGCTACCTTGACTCCTATCATACAAGCCACCACTTCCTCTGGAGTTATTTTTGCACCATTTAATTTTTTATCTAATAGTATAGTCCATATATCGGCTATACGTTGATGGTTCTTTTTAGCAGGTCCATACTCCTTGGCTCTCTGTCCATTGATTAGTTTCTCTGCTTCTTTTAAAAAAAATTCTCTATTATGTTTCATATGTTAAACCTATTTAATGCTGTTGATTCGATTAAGTGCAATGTTTTTTTAGCACGAGTTGCTCCCACATAGAAAGTTCTTATTTCAGAATCTTGATCTAAGCTTTCAACACAGGCCTTGGTTGAGTCAAGTAGTAGAGCTACGTTATCCGCCTCTCCACCTTTGGCTTTGTGAATTGTCGATATCCGAATCCTCGGAGTCCCCGTCAGTATCCTCTCCCCTCGTCTCCTCACTGACATTATGTATGCTACTTCCTGATCCGAGACTTTCAAGACTTTTTGCCACGGCGTCTCGTGTGTAACGCTCAAACTGCAACTCTCTAAAATATCGTCTAGAGTATAAGTTCGTTCTGCATCTAGGGACGATAGTGACTTTCTCCCAGATTTGGAAATAATATTCGGGTTCAATATTTTCGCAAAGCTCTTCAGTTCTGCTGAAGATAAGTTTTGGTTTTTGCATAGTTTAAGCCATACCTCTATTCCGTTAATAACATTTGGGGAAATAGACCAACCAGTGCCTTCTCTCCAATAGAGATACCCGTCTTCTTTGAGACGATTACAGACTTTATTTGTAATGTAATTAGTTCTCGCAAGTACCAACCATTCGCCACTAGTTAAATCTACATCAAGTATATCTCGATGCCATGTTATGGTGCCATCTTTTTTGGCGGGTTGCCATACTTTTGATTGTCTGGTAGCGACTTTTTTTATTAAGTCTTGTGAAAATTTGTGGATGGTACTCGGTACACGGAACGATTGTGTTAAGAATAATTTATCATCACAAGCATTTAGAAAGTCAGAAACCTTTACACCCATCCAAGTGTATATAGCTTGATCATCATCTCCAGCGTAGTATACTTTTTTTGAATTAGGCACTAGTACTTCTTTAACCATCTTCCATTGCAGAGGTGCTAGATCTTGTGCCTCGTCTATTATAAGTAAATCAAACTTAGGAGACGTTCCTTGTTCTACAAATTTTTCAATCATATCAACGAAGTCTAATTTATTTTTAGCATCTTTATAATCACGATATGCTTTGTCTAAATTTTTCAACTCTTGCCAATGTAAGGTGTGATCCCAAGCATCATTAAACTGTTGTTCTAAAGATACTTCTCTAACACGAGCCATCTGTATAATGGACATATACTTATCCCCACCAGCTCCTATTTGAAACAAAGGTCCTTCTTCTAAACTAACTGTCGGAGCAGACCTAAACTCTAAGCCAACAAGCTTACCAAGATCATTATAATCAGAACCTTTAAACACTCTTTTACTTTCTAAACCTAACCATGTGAAAGCAAGGGAGTGTAATGTTCTAAAGTAAAGCATCTGTTTTATATCTAGACCGAGTTCAATAGCAGACCTATCTCTGGCTTCAGTCGCAGCCTTACGGCTAAATGACATGAAAGCTATCTTAGTAGGATCCATTCCATCTTGAATGCTCTTCTTAATTATATCAATTAAGGTTGTTGTTTTTCCCGTGCCCGGGGGTCCAAAAATTACTGTCTCCATTAACTATCCCAATCAAAATTTATTGATTCAGTTCTAGTATCTATGTAATCTTTAACCATTCCTATATTTCTAACCATCTCTTGATAATAAACTAATTCGGTTCTTTCTTTTCTTGTTAGAGATCCAGGAAGTTTTCTCATAGCTCTTTCTGCCATTTTAAAATATTTTAAATAATCATTTAAAACCTCAACACAAATATCGTTCATCAACTTTGTGTCTGCTCTTACATCACTTTCCACTACACATTCCTTTCGCATATATTCG